CACATTGCCTGCTGTGAGCACTGTGGGAATAGTTTCACCAATGAAATTGAGTACGCCGGCCTGTGTGTCAAAAAAGTATTCACCAACGCCGCCAATACCAGCAGTGAATATCTGTGTGCCTGTTGCTTGTATATTGGCTGCGCCTGATGGGCCCACAAATACTTTTGGCAACCAAGTGGGTCCAAATTCTTGCGGAATCCAATAGGTCACATTGGACAACCAAGTGGGGCGTATACCGCCAATGGGCGGCACAGTGATATCTGCTATGCACTCAACAGAATTGCCGTTTATTCTGGCATTGGCAATGTTGGCAATTGCAACAGCCGTGGAGGTAATTTGATCAGCCTGCATCCAAACAATGTCGCCGCGAATAAATGCTGGACTGGCAATGCTTTCGTTTGATGCTCCTTTGGTTGTACTGTTGGCGGTTTTTGCTACGCCTTGCAGCTTCTTAAACAGCAGGTCAACATATTGTGCAATTGCAATGGCCATCAGTTACTCGCTGCTTTTAATGAAAGGCCCGTGACTGATTGGCCGGATGTAAGACTCAGTCTCACATAAATTTCGTTTGTGCCAGTGCTTGAACTTGACACTGTACCAAATGTACAGGTCTTGCTGACGCTTGCTGTGTTCACATTGGGCACAACCACACCGCCAAGACTGCAACCATCAGACCCATTGCCTGGCGAGTTGACACCGGGATAACCAGCTCCTGCATAGGCCACTGTCATGTCGATCCATCCGTTTGCACCAGAACTGGCGTCTATCACACTGCCAGGCAATGCCACCCACACACCGGCCACATTGCCTGCATAGGTGATATCAAATTTACTCACATCGGCCCGCACAAACTTAAATGTAAAGTACTGTGTTCCAGATCGGCCTGCACTTAGGTTAGGTCCTGTTGGCAAATATCCAGTGGCATAGTTGGTTTGATCGTGTTTGAGTACACCTTGAGACGCACTGCCTACCACAACAGCATCGTATGTTTCCAAGGTAGATGATTGACTATCAAAGTTTGCTTCACTACCGGTGTAAGCAGGAGTATTTCCACTGCCGGGATTCACAATACGCACAGCATTTCCGCTGCCGGAGCCAACGCTGGTCACAACAATGTTGCCTTCGTCTACTGCTGTGGCAGAACCAGTTTTACGCAGTACTATATTGCCCAGTGCTGATGTCAGTGTCAATGTGCCTGTGCTGTAACTGTTGTTGACACTTATACTGGGACCTGTTGAACTGGATCCAAATCCAGTGGTCACAGTGCTGGTTGTTGAAAAAGAAGCTGATGCAAAAGAATTAAGCACATTACTGCCAATGTTGCTGGCATTGTAATTGACTGACGCAGGTGCTGCAAAACTGCCAGCAGCAGAGCCAGAAGCCAACACATTTGAAGTTGGATAGGTATTGCCACTGACATTGGCCACATTGGCCGTGATGGAAAATTGAGTAGCACTGGTGTAATGCGGAATAGTACTGCTGTAGGCCACAGTTGGTGACCCCGGTGGTGTCATTGTGCTGCTGCTGAAACTGGGAGTTGCAGGACTGCTGTTGTCATAGTACCAGCTGGGGGTATTGGTATTGCCCACAGCAGAATCTGCTATGTAAAGTTCATTCCAACCGGCCGGTGCATTACTGCCAGAAATTGCCGACGAAAACACATACCAAAAACCTGATGCAACACTGGCATTGGCCACATTGTAATCATAGTTGTTAGTGATAACAAGATTGCCGCCGTATGTGCCATTGGCAGTTGGGGTTGCCGCAGCATTGAGTGTCACTGTTCCCACATTGGCACCATTGACCACTGCGGTAATTACACCAGTATCTCCAGGCCCCACTGTGCTGATAGTGTTGGTGGCGTAAGTAGCTGCTCTACGCACACTGGCCACCGAGGTGCCGGCTGCAACTGCTTTGTTGGCACCAGGAGTGTTGTCAGTCTGAACAATGTTGGCCATTCTGTAGGTTGCAACACTGGATATACTGAGTGTTTGGCCGCCGGGAAAATTGGGCGGGCTAGGTGGTACCAGTTTGCCCAGCACCGAGTTCAATTGTGTTATACCATCTGTGACAGATGTTGTGGTTGTCAATGTAACTGCATTACTAACAAGATTTCCCAATGTGTTGGTGCCCATTGCAATGTTATTGCCGATGGCGCCAACATTGCTAATTGACGCCCAGGATAGATTGCCTGTTCCGTCTGTGGATAGAATGTAATTAAGTGAGCCACCAGTGATTGAAATGTTTGCAGCAGATCCCAAGGCCAACACACCAGAGTCTGCTGAAATAGCGTTGCCTACAATGTTAACACCGCCAATGTTGGCAGTTTGTACAACTACCAGTACATTGGATGTTTGTGTCACAGAAGATATGTTTGCTGTGGCAGAGATATTTCCTGCTAAAATATTTCCTACCACATCCACTGTGGCGCTGGGGGCAACAGTGTTAACACCAAAACGACCATTGGTTATGTCAACAAACACCACTGGAGTATCGGCCACAGTGTCGGAAATTGCCAGATTAGCACCGTCTCTTTCAAGATTGTCTTTCAACATCTGTCCTGCAATTTTACTGATAGCCATTGATTTTTCCCTAATAGGGTATTTAGTTTGTTAACTGGTGCTGTGAATTACATTGATTGGTAATCCATTTGGCGGAGCACTAGTAAATGTAATACTGAAACCGCCATTCACAGTGTAGTTTGTAGTGGGTATCTGATAGACACTGCCTACAAATACAATAAGTTGTGACGCCTGGCTTTCGGGGATAGACATTGTGAACACAGTAGTGCTGCCATCGCCAACAAAACTGTCAACAGTGTATGATACACCGCCACCAGCAGCCAAAGTAACCCAGATTGATCCGTTGTAAAATTCTACGCTGGCCGTGTCGGTATTGAATCTAAACTGGCCAAAAACAGGAGCCACTGGCCGAGTTCCAGAACTACCAGACGGCATAACAACTGAAGTGCTGCCGGATTCTAAAACACGATTTTTTGTCCAGTTTCCCATGTTACACAGCAATTGAACTCACTGTCACTGTGACACAATCTGCTAGATTAGCTTCTACTTCAATCAAATCATTGTCGCCAAGAATAAGTTTTTCTGTTGATATAACATATGTTTCGTTTGCTGTGAGTTCGAGTTGTGAATATACCATGTTGCTGAAAGCAGCGCCAGTGCTGTCAGCACTGTTGATTACAAATAAGTCTATAAGAACTGTTGACGCAGTAGTGTTGCAAAGATATATCACAGTGATCGCCTGTGCACCAACTGCATCAAATACTGTGGTTGGGTTGGTTGTTTCAATTCGTGTGTTGGTAATTGCCATGATGTTCCTTAAAATATAAGACCATAAACAATGGCCTTGTGATTGCTGACTAGCTCGTCGTTGACTGTGGGACTTATAACATACACACCTGTGTTGCCAAGTCCTTCAACTTTGTTGTATAGGGCTGCCACATTGGGAGTAGAAGCAGGTGTTGAAACAATATTGGCCAGCACCAATTGTCCTGTTATGTTTACTTTTGCATTGCCTGCATCAAATGTAAACGCACTATTGCCTGTGAACACCCCTGCTGCATTGAACTGTACCGAATTAAATGGTGCGCCCGGGGCAGTGCCGCCACCTGATGCTATAGTTGCATACGCTGTTATCGGAGCACCGTTTGCTGCAACTGCGGGACTAATTTCCCAATCACCTGCCACTGTGTTGAAACGCAGACCTGCGTAGGTGGTAGTGGATTTTTGAGCCACCAGACCCATGCTCTGTATCGCACCATTGTTGTCATACGCCACTGTGATAAATGGGTCTGTGACTCTAAGTTCGCTGGAGTCAATGTATGTGATGTTACCAACAACGTCAAGATCAGCATTGATGGTCAACAGGCCAAGACCATTTGCTACTGTGATAGTGTAGTCGTCGCTGGTGTTTTTTACTGTAGCCATTTATAGATCCTTTTGATTATTTATCCGCATTTGAAAGGTCGCTAAATCCTCATGGGACAAATTTGTAATATTATCCAAAGTTGGTAATCTTGCTGTGGTATTGCCGCAAACGCGAATAAATTGGGTGTTTGAAAAATCTTTTGTTATCTTTGCCAGCTGTTTTACCCAATTTCCGGTATAAGTGGGTGTGGATCCTGATGGCTTGTAGAACTCTGTACCTTCGTATATGTTGTTGAATTGATTGTGTACGCTTGGTCCCATGTCAAATCCTAGAATATAAATTTTATTGTGCTGATCCAAGGCTGCAATGCCCACTGCATTTGGACCTGAACTGAATCCGTAATATTCTGTTGGTACACGCAGGGCACCCAAACCTTCCATGGGTTTGCGAGTATAAAATTTATTTTTAGCAGAATATCCTGTTTCTTGTATTCGCTGAGATATTGCACGATCTGTGGCCACAAGAACGTCAGGTGTAAACTCTCTGTAGAGAGCATTACACCCATAAATTTTTCCCAGTTTTTGAATCTGTTCCAACGGAAGGCCAGACCTGCTGACGCCGTTTCCCAACACAAATGCTACGGTCATAAAAAATCCCCACAGTATTTAACTGCGGGGATCGGCTGTTGAAAATTACCTAACTGAACTATTAGGTTGTACTATCAATCTGTGCCAGTCCCAAAGTGCCATCACTGTTTTGCTGAGTGCTGGCCCAGGTAGCAACTTCTGCACCAGATTTGGCAAATGTAGACACGTCAGTGAAGAAGTTGGCTGCATATTCTTTGTCGTCAACCACATCTGTGTATGCCCATACATCGCCAGTGTTGGCATTGCCGCCGGCGCCGCCACCATTAAAGTCTTGTACAAACTTGTTGGTCAGCTTGCTGATATACACAGCAGTACTGTCGCTGTTGACTGCCATGGTGATGTTCATTTCGCCAGCAGCTGGAGTTGCATCATTGGCCAACACACACTGGCCAACTTCATATGCTGTGCCAGTTGTTCCGGCACCTGCGGCTGCTGTTGCAGTGAACAAGGTACCAACTGCGGCGCCAACCGGCGCACCCATGGCTTGCCAGTCTGTGTCGCCCAGAGCTTCAATTTGAAGAGCAACACCAACCACTGCATTTGCAGGATCAATGCCAGTAGTAGTGGCCACTAAGAACTTGTGTGAACCTTTCTGACGGATAATTGCGCCAGCAGCAGAACCAGAATAGCTGTTTTCAATGTTGCAAGTGACTGAAACAATGGGATATGTGGCGCTGACGCCAGTGCTGTCAATACCGCCGACCACGCCGGTAAATGGCAACGGTGATGTTGCAGGACTCGGCAGTACCACAGTGGCAGTGTCCAGTGCAGTGGGTGCAGCAAATGGATTAAAACCTTGGTCAATGGCAACAGCATCACCAGGTGAGTTGATGCCAGAATTGGCAGAATATTTTTGAATTTTTAGAGGACGTCCCATTTTGTTTGTTTCCTTATAAATAAGTTTATAGGTTCTAGCCTACTACGCTGATGGTTTTCAGCATAAGCCGCAGAATCGCGGACAACAGTATTTATATAAATGATCAATAATACACCATATACATATTTAATTGGATGGCCTAATCTAAACAAGTGGTATTACGGCGTCAGATACGCTAAAAATTGCCAGCCAAAGGATTTATGGGATCCTTACAAAACTTCTAGCAAAATTGTGCATGATTTTGTTTTAAAGCACGGAGATCCAACTATCAAACAAGTTAGAAAAATATATAAAAATACAGAAAATGCTACACAGTTAGCCCAGTTATGGGAAAACCGAGTTTTAAAAAAATTAAATGTTGCCAAAGATCTCAAGTGGTTAAACGGGCATGATAGCAAGTCATTTGATCCAAGATTGGTACCAAAAGGAGATCAACATTGGACCAGGCAAGATACAGAAAGAGCCAGGCAATGGCGAGATCGCAGTGGATGGAAATTAAAAGGAGGATCTAGTAACGATACTGCCCCTAAGGGAAATCAACATTGGACACATCAAAAGACAGACTCTGCAATGAAGCATTATGAAAGAATGAATAGTGAAAATAATCCAAATAATTTACTAGAAGTTAGAGAGAAAAAAAGTAAGTATCTAAAAGAAAATAATCCAGTTTTTAAAGAAGGTGTTCGAGAAAAAATTAGCAAGGCACTATTAGGAAAAAAGCGGCCGCGTAAATGTTGTGAGCATTGTAAAAAAGACATTGCTGATTCAATTTACACCAAGTTTCACGGAGACAGATGTAAACATCGTGTAGTGTAATGATATTTTAACCTAACCCTGCTACTGTGTAAATATTGACATGCAAAATACAGAATTCCTCATTGCTCAGGGCAACACTTTTAGAGAACAACATCAACCAGAACTGGCGTTACAGCAGTATATGCACGCCATGGTTAAAGACAGATTTAGTGCCAGTGCATTCAACAACTACGGCAATGTGTTGAGAGAACTGGGCGACCCCGAGGGTGCTATTCCGTTCAATCAGCGAGCCATACAACTGGATCCTGGCACAGTGACCAATCACTTCAATCTTGCTGTTGCTTATTTGATGAGCGGCGACTACGCTCGTGGGTGGCCTGCATACGAAGCAAGACATAACTTTGAACATTTAAAAGGCACATTGCCCGATTATCCTTGGCCCGTATGGAACGGCGAAGACTTAACAGGCAAAAGTATTTTTGTTCGCGGTGAACAAGGACACGGTGATATCATACAGTTTGTGAGATTCGTACAAAACTTAAAGAACATTGGCGCTGCTGTTACAATACAAGTTACCGATGCTATGGTCACACTGATCCAATCCAGCGAGGTAGGCCAAGGAGTCACAGTATTGACCTATAATCAAAGCCCCGGGGATTATTTTGATTATTGGATTCCATTGATGACTATCCCAGGTAAAATAAATGTTCGTGTGGAAAATCTACCCACAACTATACAATATTTAAAACCTGATCGGGCGCTGGTCGAAGATTGGCGAAGAAATCTGGGCGCTAAAAACAAACTACGAGTGGGCATTGCCTGGTCGGGGCGGCGTGACAGTTGGCTTAATCAACACAAAGGTATGCCATTTGAAACCATGTTAGCATTGATTCAATCCAATCCTGAATACGACTGGTACAACTTGCAAATGGACTGCACTGCGGAAGAACACTTGGAATTGTCAGCAGCAGGAGTTCATTGTTTTCCCGGAGGGTTGCCTTCATTCAACGACACTGCTGCATTGATCTCAAATCTTGATGTGGTTGTCAGCGTAGACACTGCCACTGCACACCTGGGTGCAGCGCTGGGAAAACCTACTTGGATCATGCTGAACAATTATGGGCCGTGCTGGAGGTGGCTGTTGAATCGAGATGACTCTCCGTGGTATGCCACAGCAAGACTGTTTAGACAACCCCAAATGGGCGACTGGGCGAGTGTGGTTAAAAAGATTAACCTACACTTAAAACTGTTTAAGATTTAACTGGCTGCTGCACAACTGGCACCGACAACTGCTGCGGTTTAGGCTGATTGAGACCTTGTGTTGTGCCCACGGGGCTGCTGTGTCGTTCTGGAAACAGACCGGAATATTTTATTTGTGTGATCATTGGGATACTTCCTTAAATGTCGTAGTAAACAATTTCCCTGGTCACCGGATCAAAATAAAGTTGTTTTAGTCCGGCGACATCTGTCGCTGCCCGCACATTTCCTAAAAACACACCTGCACCAGTGACTTGTATAACCTGGGTCAGACTGCCGGCAGCATTGCCCACATATATGGTTTGATCTGTTTGATCTACTACAATCTCACTTGGGCGAGCCGATCCGTTGTAATCAGTGATTGACGCTTGCGCATTGTCTTTCATCACTGCACGACTTATGCCGGTGATATCTGAGTAGGGTGGTGGGGTGTTGGACATGCAGTATTTATCGGTTATGGGCGGCTTTGACAGCGGGCACCGTGCCAGCGAGCGTGGGGTTGTGTTTGCATTTGTCGCCGTGGTAGGCATTATATTTGTGTTTAGCAGATTTTACAGGACAATGAGGGCATTGTATTTTTATCTGACTATAGTGTGTCCCCGCTGCTCTCTGTTCTGCTACTGTAGCACTAATAGCAGCACCCTGACTTGCTGGTTTCTTTTTACCCCTTAGCGCGACTGATCTTTTTGTTTTTTCCTCGTCTGACATAGGGCCTTTTTTAATG